GCAGTATTTCTTTCTGTGTTGCGTTTGATTCTAGCTGAAGTTCTGATGAACTTTTACCGTCTGTTTTGCCTTTGCGTTCATCACCTTCAACACCGTCCCTAGAAAAGTTTTTCTGCAATGCAAACATTAGTTTACCGATGCCTGTCAGTTCACCTTCGCTGTCTAATCCCCATCCTGTGGCTTGATGTAATCCTGTCTGCTTAAACTTTTCAGCGTACATTTTCTTCTGCGTACCAATGTCCCCTGCGGTTTCTTGCGCACCTTGACGTTCAATCATGTATTCATCATTCAGTCTGTTTGATTCAAGTGCTGCGGTAGTCTTTTCATTCTTGTATGCAAGGTTTTCGTCTTGCAGTGTTTGTTCCATTTCCCCGGCAAGGTTGTCTTTGATTTGCATCCCGGCTATTTCGTCTGCTACGCCTTTGTTTGCCTGATATCTTTGCCAGGTGTCTTTTTCTTTGTCTGACAATTCGTTTATTTTCTTGTCACCAGAAAGAACAGATTCTACAACTTCCACACCAGCGCCGACCTTGGATCCCTGCATACCGCTCTTGTTCAAGGCTGCGGCAATACCCATCGTTTCTTGCACATTGTCGTTTTCTGATCTTGACAACGCCTTTGCCAGTTCCTCTGGTGTCATTGTGGTTTTCTGTTGTGCCTGGAGAAACATTGACGACATCTTCGCGGGATCCAGTCCCTTCGCCAATCCCTTTTCAATCAACTCCGTTGACATTTCGGCACCGACACCGAGTTCCCCCAGCTTCAATGATTCGACTGCAACCGATTCTCGCAGTTGTGCATCACCACCAGACATCTGGTTTGCGCGTGTATATATTTCACCTGTGGCTTGTATGTCTGATCCGAACTGACTACCTCTGCTGAAAGCAGCGTCTACTTCTTGTGAAGACATACCACTCAGCCGCATGTCCCGATATACTTCGTTGTTGCTCTTGTTTCTTTCTACAGTTCCTTCTTGCAGTGAATCTTTCGCCTCTATAATCGAGGTCGCGAATCCAGCACCGAGGAGAGCAGGAAGTCCAAGCAAAGTAGCCTTGAGTCCCATCAACATCCCGCCCGCGCCAGCAGCAGTCCCCATCAATCCACCACCACCAGCACCACCAGCACCACCACCTCGACCGCTTGTCGCTGCTCTCATCTGCGTCATACGCGCCTGTGCCTGGGCTTTTTTCAGCATTTCCTGTTCGCGCATCAACGCTGTAGTTGACCTGCGGATTGCGTTTTCTTCTTTGATTTTTTCCAAGGTCATCTTGCGCGTGACTTTTTCAAGTTGCTCTTTGACCTTCAGACTTTTCACTTCTTCCTGCATTTGTTTACGCTGTGCGGCAGTCATGGTGTCAGTTGCGCGTTTCTGTCGATCAAGTCCAGCAGCTGAATTCTTGCTGGTTTTCTCAAACTTTGACAGGTTGTCAGCTACACTCTTTGTGGATTTCTCAAGTTTTTTATTCGAACCTACAACGTTCTCGATGGACTGGACCGCACTGTTTGTGTCGGTTGTAATTTTTAGTTGTACATCACCCATCTTTTACGGTTTCCTCAAGGTTCATTCGCCACACGAAAGCGAAGGTTGGGGCTGGATATTGTCCACGCTTCCATCGACTGTATCGGATGTTTTCGATGTCAAATCTTGATTTTTTTTTGATTCGTTCCATTCATAAACCCTGGGGAAATCAAACAGGGAAGACAAGACCAAAGACACATTCGAGGTGGTCAGAACACCAATCAAACCGAAACCTACTTTATCAACTGCATAGTTGACCTGGAGTGCTTCCGCTGCTGCGGTGTACATCTCCTGCGAAATGGGTGTATCACCTTCATGCAAGTATTGCTGAAATAGTGACTCTGCAGTTTCGCATAGAGACTGAAAGCGGGGAAGTGGTTCCTCGACGTACTCACCATCTTTTCCCCAACCGATCCTCTTCGGAAAGTCCGAGGATCCGTCGAGATATCTGGCAACAGGGACCAGCCATTTGTGACCATCGTCCAAGGTGATGAAATATCCACCGATCTGTTGTGTTTTTCCCAGGTCTTCTGGTGTCGGGATTTTTCCGTTGTAGACTCCCACCCAATAGCCTGGTCCCTCGCGCCATGTCTGCTGGTGTGGAAAGTATCCAAGTTTGCAGTCAGGATCGAGTTCAGCGTTTGCTTTCGGGTGAAACCAGACCACCTTTCCAGGACCACTGGGACCATTCACTACATCAACTTTCGCGTAGCCATGACCAGTGGAAACCGGCGATAGAAGGGAACCGCCTGGGATCTGGTCAAGGTTGGTTTGCGAACCTTGCGGAAAAAAATACAGAAGAGGTTTCATGTATCACCTACGATATTGCGGAAGTGGTTGACACAACGATTGGCGAAGTCGAACCGTCCCAAACCGGGATGTATTCGAGGGACAATGTTGCAGGGGACAGGTGTGAACCACTGGTTCCACGATTGAAAACCATGCCGCCGGTGCTGGTCAGCGATATATGTGTTGCTGTGCCAGTTGCAACGCGAGTACCACCGAGTGTCATCTTCCTGAAGAAGACGGACATGTCAGCGGACAAAGCACCGACCGAGGTGATCGTGCTGAGGTTCGAGATATTCATGCACTCGACCGAAACCTTTGGTCTGTATTCGTGGACTCCAATGTACTGATCGTAGGGAGTTCCGCTGTGTCCGTGCTGCTCGACCTGGGCACCAGTGTCTACTGATATTGACTGAACCGAAGCTACGACTGCACCGAATTCAGCGGATCCCACAGTCCAAACGTCAGGGTTTTTTTTCTCTGGTGTATATGGTGCAGCGGCTGTAGTGATCGTGACAGGTGATGTCGAACCATCTGTAGAACATGCGTACAGGTCGAAGCTGATGGTCGCTTCAGCGTTGTGGTTCGCAGAGATCGTCTTCGGAACGAGCAAGGACTTCGAGAGAGACACCTTGATCGAGGAAGCGGCTGTCCCGTCACCGTATGCACCTCCGAAATTGCGTTGTCTGAAGTAAATATCAACTGCACTACTATACGCAGTTGCGAGTAGTCCACCGACATCTAATCCAGCTTTGACATCCAGTGTGGTGAAGCTGAAGGTCGGCTTGACTGCAGAGACAGCCAGGAAGGAAGGATTGCTTGCACCAGTTGAACCTAGCAGCATTTCTTCAGCACCTGCGGTGTAGGATTGATCTACAATACCTGAAAGAGTAGTGCCGCCAAGTGTGATTGCGGCGATATCAAATACGTTCATGGTTGATTACCTTTCGTAATGTTCTTCAAGTTTTTCTTCAACGAACCTTCGCATATTTTCAAAGTCAGTCATACTGAACCTGACCAGTTCTTCCCTGAGTTTTCCCCGCTTGCTCTGGTAGAAATACTTCGGAATTCCTTTGAGTACTACAGTCATAGCTTTGGTGTCTGAGCGGACCTGATAGCTTCGATATGCAGACCGTCTTGTTTCGCCTGTGTACTCAAGCGGATTTGTTTTTCCTTCGCGTCTTTTCTTCTCAAGATATTTCTTGCTCCGTCTTCCGTACATGTATTCAGATGCACCAGCTTCAGTGAAATGCTTTGGCAACGCTTGATCGTGCCAGAGTTCTCCGTACTCCTGTAGTATTCTAATCTGTGCATCGATGAATTCGCGGACTTCCACTTCGGGTGGTCTATCCCAATATATTTCACATTTGCCGTACTTCGCTGATCGAGGCATTGTCTATCTCTGTCCAAACGTCAGGCGAAGGATAGATCCGAAATAGTCGCCAACGGTCGTTTGCTTCTTGTGTGAAAACATCAACGGTCCATCTTCGAGGATCAATGAAGAGATCACAGGCATATCATCCTGACCAGAGGTTTCGAGTAGACCCATAATCAATTCTTCGAGGTCTGCAAGTGCGGACAGATACTGTTCTGCTTCTGTGGTGACTGTTGTGTCAATGGGTGTCTCGAAGAAGATCCGTAGTTCTCCACCACCTGAAAAACTATACACTGGTCCAGTTGCAATGCTCTGAAACCTGACCGAGTTTGGTGGATTGCTGACCAGGACAAGCGGACGTTCGAGATCATCAGAGTCTTCGACTGATCCAAAGTAGATGTGCTGCATTGCTTCATCTGCTGACGTGGAATCGGTCAGACTTTGGAACGCTGAAGTGCTGGCAACCAGTTCAGCAAAGCCAGTCAGTGCTTCAGTGATAGGTCCACTCATCAATCATTTCTCCTGACTGTTCCGATGGTCTTTCTCTGTGTGCGTTCCAGATCTAATACAGTGACATCACCAATGCTTTGGCGAAGTCCAGCGACAGCCCAAGTGTCACCATCGATGGTGACAGCGGATCCGACCTGGTAGTCAGACCAATCCTCGCTGTTGAAAATCATGTCTGCGTGATCGGTTTGGTTGTAGTCATTGGTGTATGTAGTATCTGAAGTAGTCAGCTGAAGGACTGCTGTGAACTCAATGCTTTCGTCATCAACCACAACCTCTACGGTCTGTCCCAAATATCGCTGGAACGCCTGGAATGCTGCGGTGAAGTCGTTGTTGAATTGAGACATGGTGCGAGATCCTTTGCTTTAGAAAAGAAGGGGAAGAGGAAAGGTTTGATTTCCTCTTCCCCCGATTAGATGGAGAGTTGGTGTACTACTATTATGCGTCGATCTTCAGAAGGAAACCGAAGTATGGATCGATCATCTTGCTATCGGCAAAGTGACGCACTCTGTAGATCTCTGCGTCGCGGTTAGGATCACTGAACTGCTCGATCCAACCTTGACTATCATTGGCAAAGCGGTCCCAGTAAATATTTCTGCCGATTGCCGGTGCTTCAAGACCATCGCCGGGATCGGCGGTCTTGCAAACCATCGCGTAGTCATCGGCCCAAATGTCGGAACCTAGTGTACTAACACCTCCACCTACAATCAGCTTTTTCAAGCCAAAGAGAGCGGCCATGTTTTCGGTGAGCATGTCAGCGGTAACAGCAGCTGCACCAGGAAAACGCGCCAACACCTTCGTATTCGCAAGCATGCTCTGCAGCGTTGTCTCAGAAACGACTAAGGTGTCAGCCTTCATCCCGGTGTTGCTTCTGACCTTCGCCATAGCAAACTGAATATGCGCCGGGATGTCGGAGGCTGCAGTGTCCCAGGGAGCGGACGAGTAATCCTTGTACAGGTCGGTTCCTGTGAAAGTGCTGGTGTTGAAAAGTGCAGTAGCCAATCTGACATCAGCGGCAATCTGCAGCTTGGTTGTGAGGGACTTGACTACGACTAATTCTGCCTGAAAGTCACCATTGGCGGCATAGTTCTCGCGGGTTTCGTTCGTGAGTGGTTCCTGAATTCCGTAGTCTTTACAGACGAATTCCACGTCCTCTGGAGTGGTCTGGGACTCTGCGAACGTTGCGCCATTTGCATGCCTCGCGTCGATGCTCTGGATGATGGATTCACGGGTGATTGCCGAGAAAGTACCAGACTTTCTGCCGGAAAGGAAAGGTACAAACACCTTGTCCGCAATGAATACATCGTTCGCCAAGTATTGCTGGAACGCTTCCCCAAGGTCGGCGCGGGGAGCGGAATATGCAGTTTCTCTATTCATTTTTCTATTTCCTTATTTGTTTGAGTTGGTTGAATGAATGGTTGCTTAGTACAGTACGGCTTCGACTACACCAGCAGCATCACAAGAGGTCAGTGAAAAACCAATGGCTGTACCGAGGTCAACGTCTGTTACTTCGCCGTCTTCGTCCGCATAAATTTCCACGCCTTTGGCGATCGCGTCATTGGCCTGGAGGAGGTAAGTACCTCCGGCATATCCAATCGGCTTGATGGCGACTGGATCACCGTCTTCAGCGAAAGACTGGACCACACCGTAAGCACCTGTACCACCAGTAGTATCATAGGCGACTACAGCAGCAGTCGATGCTTCGAGGGAAACGAGGAGGTAGGGATTCAGATCCTCACCCGCGATCAAGGTGACGTTTCCAATCAGGTTCTGTTGCTTCATTTTTTTATTCCTTATTAGTTGGTTTGGTTTGGGTTACTTATTTGTTCTTCATCGGGACCGAGATGCCTGGGTTTTCCCGATGCACTTCGGCCATAGCTTGAATCTTCGTCTTCCCGTTGCTCGTTTTTTCATTGACAAGCGACCAGAAATCAACCGGCTTTTTCTCAGATGTGCTGAAAGCAAGCGGGGAAGCACCTTTGGCGTTCTTCTTCATTTTTTCGCGTAATACATCACTGTATGCAGCTTTGGCTTCGAGAAGTGACCAGTTGTTCTTCAAGCTTTCGATTACAAACTTTGGATTGTCGCTGAATTCAGCTTCCAACTGATGCACACTTGCAGCCTGTTTGGTTGCTTCTTCGTCTTCTATTTGTTCTGGGTTTTCTTCATCAACTGGGTCTTCTACGTCTACTTCTTCTGTGGTTTTTTCATCGTCTTCGACCACTACTTCTTCATCTACTACTTCTTCATCTACTACTTCTTCGTCTACTACTTCTTCATCAGTCACTTCTTCTTCATCTACTACATCTTCAATTACTTCTTCGTCTTCTGCTTTGGCTTTTTCATCGAGGACTACGTCTTCTTCCTCGACAACTTCAGCTTTGATTGCGTTTTTCATGCTGGCAGTCCTCGTTTCGGTTGAGTTTGATTCAGTTAGGTTTGATTCAATTTGATCTATCAGTCCAAGGTCGAGTGCGGCGGGAGCAGTCCAAACCCGACCGGTCATCCATTCTTTGATCATTTCTGCGTTCTTTTTTCGTCCCCTCGATACATACTTCTGGAAGAGTGCAGCCATTGAGTCAACCAGTTCTTGCTCTACAGCAGATTGTTCCTCTGTCAGCTGGTCCCCTGGCAATCCTGCACCTTTCAAGTTTCCACTTCTGAATACATGTGTGAGTATTCCGTTCATCTTGTACATTTCTGAATAGTCGGCAACGACTGAATACACACCGATAGAACCGACCAATGCTGTCTGAGGTGCAGTGATATTTTCAGCCTGGCTTGCAAGCCAATACGCAGCACTAGCACAACACCCACCACATTCGGCAACTACTGATTTCACGTTTCGTGCGGCATAGATTGCATCCGCTGCGATTTCGACACCATCGACGCAACCACCAGGGGAATCGATTTTCAGTTTGATTTGCTGCACTGCTGGATTGTCAACTGCTTGATGGACTGCGTCTGCAATATCGACGTAACCTGTTGCACTGATTCCGTAGTCACGAAGAAACTGAGGTACTGACTTCAAAAGTGTCCCGCAGACGTGTATGTTTGCAGTGTTACCTACAACTTCAAGCACTCTATTTTTCTTTTTTTCTATGTTGCTTGGCTGAAGTACTTGCAGTCCTGATGTCATCGTGACCGAGGAGATCAATCTGTCAAGGCTGGTGCGTTCCATCGCCCATAGGCTATTTTCAAGATTCGTCATCAGGGATCACCTCATCGTTTTCGTCTACTTCAGGTTCAGGTTTGACTGATGCAGTTGCGTCTTTGCTTTCGAGTCCAGCAAAGATGCGCCAATCAACATCTACACCGTGTTTGCCTTTTATTTCTGCGGCAATTTCAATCGCGTTTTCGATCTCAAGTCTTCTGGCAGTGACTATATCGGTGCGCTCATGTCCAAGTTCAGCACAGACTTCAGCGTGTGTAGCGAGTCCGAGCTTCATCTTGAGTTCTTGTGATTGTGCCTCTTTCAACTGGTCCAACCAGGGGAAGGACGGAGTGATCCATTCATAGTCGATATTGGTGACATCTTCGGGGACTTCGAGGACTCCAGCCGACACCCACTCCTCAATTTTCCAGTCACACACACGGTCGAAAAAGTCATTTACCAATTTCTGTTGCCAGCGTTGAATAGTCTGGAATGCTTGTTCGATGACTGCTCTGCTCTGTGAGTAGTTGGATTTCGACCAGTCGAGAATCAAGACCTCAAGAGGCATGCCGAATGAAAGTCCGACCATTCGAAGGAAAGCGTATAGTGACTGTTGAAAATTTACACCGGGGATATTTCTGTCTATCCCTTTGACTTCGTCCCCAGGTGAACCTTCAAAAATCATTGCTCCGTCGAAATTTTTTATCTTGAGTTCGGGGACCAGGTTGGAGTATTCGTCATCATCTGAGGTGTCGAAATCTTCGGTCCCTGCGTCTGCTCTGGTGATTGCGAGTGCCACACGGGATAGGGTTTCCCAGCACTGGACTTCACTGTCGAGGATGTCACCAAGTCGCATCAACATGTTGAACGAGGACTGACCGGGAGGGACTGCACGAATGCTCGACGGACGCTCTAAGTTTGCAACGAACACCATGTCATCGGGAGATACTGGTTGTGCTTCCCCTGGGGAAATGTATCCGTTCTCATTGTATGGTGCGACATAGTACGCTGTGGGTTTGCCGTATCTGTCAATGTCAATTCCGTACTTGTTTGCTGATGAAACGATTTGCTCTGCTTCGATCAGCTGCAGCAGTCCGTATTCGGTTTTCAGCACACCACAATCACCAGCAAGTAAAATCTCGCGACAAACCATCTCTGCAACGTCTTTTCCAGACATCCCACGAATTTCAGGGGACAGCCAGAATTCGGCCCAGAGTTTCTCAAGCTGGTCATTGAATTCCTTATTGTGTGTACGGGTTTGAAGTTGAAAACCTGATCCGATGATATAGCTGACCAAGCGATTGATCATTCCTGCATAAATCGCATTGTCTCTGTAATATTCTCTGCTCATATCTACCGCAAATTTACGGTCATATTTTTCGTGTGCAGCACCACTTCCAGCTGTCGCGATTTCACCATTTGATCTGGCTGTGAATACTGACCTGTAACCAATTCTTGCGTCCATGTTTGGTCGGTATTCTTCGATGGAAATCTTTCGTTGATGCATGCCTACAACCTCTTATTTCGTGCTGTGTACCAGTGTGTCTTGTTCGAGGATCTTTTCAACCCTGCATAATGTGCAGCAGCGGCCTTTTCCTGGTCCCGAAGGTCAGCGAAATTCAAACTCGCACCATTCAATGAAGAGGATGCTGGACGATTCGCGAGGATGTAACGTACAGCTTCGAGAAAGAGTGCAGTTTTCGTCAAACTCATCTCATACACTGAATTTTCAGAGTATTGTGAAAGAGCATCGGATACAGAAATGAGCATAGATATCTCCATGAAAAAAGTTGAGAGGTAAACTCATAGTATTTGTCGCTGGATGGAATAAAGAGAACTACATATTTGTGAGTGTTATATTGAGAAAAGTACAGAAAGGTAGGAACTGGTTAGTATCGACGTGTTCTTTGGCCTGTGACTGTGTATTTGCGTTCTACTCGCTTATTTTTTTCAACAGTTTGTTTTTTTATCTCAGTCTGACCGAACAAGCGGCAACCCTGCATATGTGCAGCTACGCAGCAGAGGTATGTGCAGTCCAAGAAATGGTTACGTTTATTTATTACGGTCCATTTGACAGTATCTCCCTGTCCCGGTCTATGTACAATCTCTTCTTTTTCAGCCAGGAGGTGCCTAGAATATTCAAGATGTTCGTTTTTTCTCAAGCTTGAGTACAGGCTGAAGTGTCCTGGTGCGGTTGATGGTGTGACTATTCGTTTATGCAGAAATGATTTCCATACATCAGCGTCTGCCTCAACCCTGATCAATCTATGTTGTTGATCAATTACTTCTTGATAGTTTTCCCCCACAGAGCGTATATTTCCTGCGTTTGTTCTGTTTACTGTGTGTTTTTTAGCAATGCTTCCCCCCGCAAGTCCTTTGTAAGCACGCAACCACTTGTGGTTTGATTGTTTTAGCCATCTATATATTGTGGTTGTGTTGTATCCTGAGTCGATCAGACCGAAGCTGGGAAGTAGGATTTGATCTGAATTTTCGAGTCTGTATCCAAGTGATAATGTGTCTATCAGTTCTGAAAGCGTTGATTCGAGTGCTGCTTCTTCACCTTGTCTGTCTGTATCACAATGTTCTTTTCCATAGTCGCATATGTGCAGATTGAAATTTTCAGGATTGACTGCTGCACATACCCAGTGGATGTTGTATTTTCCGATGTCCAGACCGGCAACCAGGACTGAATGATCTGATGGGATGATTCCTTGTGGGTGTGTATCGCTGATCGTCGAGGTGATGAGATCTATTGATGTATTGCTGAAGTCTGAAGCGTCCAATTTGGTCGGCAAGGCCCAGGAGAAGTTCAACAAATCTCTCTCAGAGTCTTTATTATTCGCTGACTGGCTGTTCACCCATTCTCTGGATCCGATGTCAGCAGCAGTTCGGAACAGGTTGTCACCAGCTGTCCACCGTATCCCAGCTGTCGAGGTCTGCTTTGGTTCGCCTATGATTTCCCCTGTCTTGTAGTCGATAGACTGTCCATCATGTAGCAATACTGAATTGCTTAAAGCAGAGTATCTATCGTCCTCTGTCCATTTTTCATTGCAATTTGGACAACACCAGTAGGATGATCTGGCAGCGTCTATTTCGCTGTCCGCATCTTCCCAACCTTGAAGGTTTGCGCGTTCGAGTGCTACGAAATGGTTGCAGAAAGGACACAGTTGATGGATACGGGACTGTGTAGAATTTTTATATTCAGTCCAAGTTCGCCCGGTATTGGATGAAACTGTACATTCGAGGTAGATCTTCGGTCTTGCATAGCTTTCTGTACAGCGTAAAATCTGGGTGAGTTTGTCAGTTTCGGATTTGCTGCTGCTGAATCCGTCTATTTCTGTTGCAATCACTACTCTACTACTGAATCCTGCACGGGATTTGTCACCTCCACCGGCTGTCATGCATTTCAGTGTTGCTCCATTTCGGAACTGAAGCGTGTCGATCTTGCCTCCTCGCGAACCGTTCCCCGAATCTGGGAGGAGATCCCTGTATTTCGATGACTGGATGATCGGGAAGAGGTCCTCTCTCCACTTGTCACCACCCATATCGGAATCAGGCAAGGCCCAGATCACATTCTCTTTGTACTCGAACAGATGGTACAGTGTGGGAATGATGAATGTGGACAGTGTTTTTCCTGACTGCCTGGGACCGGTTGCCAGGATGGTGGTGTATTGGTCGCTGTCGATCAGTTCGAGGAGATGACGAGTGTATGGTTGCCTGTCATAGCGAAAACGCATCCCGCTGTATTCCCCGTCACTCAACACAACTTCTTCCTCTGCGAACTGGGAAATGGACCGAATTGGTTGAGATTTCGCACCAGAAAAGGTGATATTTATGAGATCTTTGGCATTTTCGATCAGTTGTTTGTGGTAATCATAGCGAGGAAGACGCTGATTATTCTTTCCGAAAACACTTATATCACTCATCAGCTTCTCCACTGGCTTCTGAGACGTTTTCTTGATCTTGCGGTATGTTTTCCTTCTGGACCTTGCGTTTTCGCGTCCTTGGCGATTCTGCGAGGTCGTTTTCTTTGGATTGCTGTGTTTTTTTCGGTCTGCCTGGTTTTTTCTTCTGTTTTTCCTGCTCTTCCTCTGCTTCGATGGCTTCGTATACTTTCTGCAGGGAGTCCAGAGCTATCCGGTGGGCTTCATCGAGGGATTCATCCAGAATTCTTTTCGCTTCAAGTCCGTATTTTTTCTGCAACGATTCCCCTGCTGTTCTGAGGATGTTGGATGCTCCCAACCAGGCTGTCTGAAGTTGCGATCTGTCCAATACTAAACCCATCTTTTTTTCGTAATCCAAAGCAGCAAGTCGCCCCAAGTATTCCTGACGCAAATTTGCAGCTTGTGTCGTTGGTTCGTTGTCATCACCATCTATACAGTCCGCTTCCTTTGCTTTTTTTCTTGCGTTCAAACGTAACCAAGCGAACACTTGCTTCAGGTCGAAACTTCGGTCTGGATTTCGCGGACATCCAGCCTCTACATATTTTTCAAGTGATCGTCTGTTTATATCGAATATGCTGCACATCTCAAGGATCGTAAGCTTACCAATTTTTTCCATGACTTCATCACCTAAGAATTTCTCAAGTAATTTCTTTAAGCGTTTGCGTTCAGTGATCGTTACCTTTTTTCCTTCGCGTTCTGCTGACTGCTGTTCAAGCATCATCGCCGCCAGGTCAAAGAGTTCATCATCTGTCAGTTTTCGCATTTCAGTTCAGTTTCCTTTCGATGAAAAGCTGCCAATTTGGCAAAAGTGACAATTTTTGTCAAAACGCCGACGCGCCGAC